AATAACAAATTACATATTTTTTGCAAGGTCTAAAAGCTATGTTGTAGAAAATTGTTCTGTAAATGTTTATGATTTTCCTATTAATAGTTTAACTACTCCAACGACTGCGACAAGTGTTGAAAAGGCTATTTATACAACTTATACAACTGAATCAAATGACGACTTAAAAGTAACGTTAAACGTTGGTTATACGGATCCTTTAGATGTTCCTAATGATTTAATAGAGGTGGCTTATGAAATGATTGATTTAATGTATTATTCACCGGAAACAGGTAAAAGTATTAAATCTGATTTATCGGAATTGTCTAAAATGGTATTAAGTAATTACAAAAGATTCTTTATTTAATGAGGTCTAGAAAATTATCAAAAAGAATTGAAATTTGGCAAACATCAAATGTATCTGATGGTTTTGGCGGTAATACTGTTGCAGAAACTTTAATTGCTAGGTCATGGGCTGAGATAATAACGTTAAACGATACTAATAGGAGTACAGATATAGGTATAACAAGCGCAACAAATACGATTAAAATAAAATTACGTAAAAGAAACGATTTGACATACAATAGTATTAACCAATTTATAAAATATAGAGGGGCAAAATACATTATAAAGAATCAACCTTTTAATGTAGATTTTAGAGATGATACAATTGAGATAATAGCAGTAAAAAAAAAAATTAACACTGTAAACGAGATTGAACCAATTTTAGGTGGTATTTTTGACTATACTTTTGACAATACATTTAATTAAAATATAATGAGTTTACTTACAGATGCACAACAAATAAAAAACGAAACAACAATAGGAGCAAATACAGCTGTTAGAGTTGGAACATTACTTGAAAATATTGTTCAAGACTATGATGGTAAATCAAAAGAAGGACAATCCGGCTATTCTAGAACATCAGCTTTTGTTGATGAAAGTGTAAGCTATACTCAAAATGATGTTAATGCTGAAAGATATAAAGTTTTTTCTTTTAATAATGCTAAACACTTAGCAAATGATAATCCTTATTGGACAATACCAACTCCAAGTGGCATAACGGGTATTGGATTATTTCAAGGGGCTAATTTACCGGATGGCGTTTCTACCTTAATGGATTATGATTATGTATTTAATGACAATTACCCATCTAATGGGAATACAGGTTTTGAAGGTTCAACTGGTAGAATAAAACTAAATGATTTAGTTTACGGGGATCAAATACGAATACGATTTGATTTTAATGCAATTCCCCAAATTGCAAACACAACAATAGAGCCAGCTATATGGTATTCTAACAGAAATGATAATGATGAAATTACTTATACTTTTCCTTTAACTGCGCAACCTATTTTTTACGGTGGTGGTACTGTTGGGAATACATATTTAAATAGGGTAGAAATTAGTGCTTGGATAACTTCTAACGAAGATGTTAACGCTTTAGCTTTACCGGCTATTAAGTCTGACAATAGAGTAATAATTGAACCAATAGGTATATTAATAACCGTAATAAGATAAAAATGGCTATAAAGATAATAAGAAATGAAGCTGGTAATTGTGTTACTTTTCAAGGTTCTTCTAACCCGGTATATTGGAACTCTTGTTTGAGTGGTGAAGTTGATGAAACGGAAAATCAACTTATAAACATAAAAAATGATGTAAGGAGTATTGATGAATTAGAAACGGTTTATGAATTTTATAGAATACCTTATACAGATTTTCAAGATTCTAGCGGTAATAGTTTTTCGACGGCTCAAGAATGCGCTGAATACATAACTTCTGAATGTAATGTATTAGGTAGTATAGGGCAACAAGTTGCATCAGATTCAGATACGTTTGATTTTTACTTAGATTCAAAAGATAATACTGTAATAATGAGTACAGGTGATTATTTTCCTGTAAACACTATACATGCAGTATTAGATATTGATAAGTTAACTATTAGTTCTATAACGGGTTCGAAAACTTATTATTCAAATATTAATTTAAGTAACGTTACAATAAATAATTCCGCTTTGACAGGTACAAATGCAGAAAAGATAAATACCTTAAACGCATTATTTCAAAATACTGGAGTATCAACGGGTAGTGTTCCTGTAATAACCTCTAGTTTATCCGTAAGTTTAACAGAAGGAGAAACATTAAACTATGAATTAACCGCTGATTACGGTGTAGGTTATGAATGGGATTTATCTAATGTTAGCGGTATAACAACAGTTGAAGGTAATACAAGAAAATTAATTGGGGGTTCATTTTTAGCAGTAGGGACGTATAATATTCCTGTTAAAGCAATTAACTATAATGGTGAAGATAGCGAAACTATTGTTTTAACAGTTTCAGCGCCTCCTTTTTCAAATACAAAGAGTATTCAGTTTAGCAATCAAGATTATGCAGGAGCTAACGCTTCATTACTAGATGGTGTTCTAGGTAGAAGTGGTAACGGTAGTGGAAGTAGTGATGCTTGGACTATATCTTTTTGGATAAAGCCTACAAACTCATCAAGTGGTAGGGTCGTATTCTATTATGGTTCAAATGACACAACTAACGGAGGCTATGTTGAAGTAAGGCTAACAAGTACAAACAAAATAAGGTTACAGTACGGAAGCGACAACAATCACGTTAAAATACTAGAACCTAATGGCTTGAGTGTTGATACTTGGCAGCAAATAACAATGACTTATGATGGAGGTACAACAGGTGCATCAAGTGGAGATATAAACAATTACTATTCAAGGTTTAAAATTTACATTGACGGAGTTAATCAAACAACAAACAACAGTCATTCTAATTATGGGTGGAGTGGCGCAATAAGTGGGCAAAATTTAAGAGTAGGTAAATTAGTAAGCGGAAATACATTAAACGGTGAAAAAATAGACGAATTAGCAATATTTGATTCTGACCAAAGCGCAAACGTATCTAATATTTATAATAGTGGAATACCTTTTGATTTATCAACATTAGCAACAGAACCTAAACATTGGTGGAGAATGGGAGACGGAGACACATATCCATACTTACAAGATAATGGAACGGAAGGAAATTGTGTTTTTCAAATGTATAACATGACAAGTGCTGACATAGTTAATGATGTACCGTAATGTCTGACAAAAATATCAAAGGGCTAACGAAAGTATTAAAGGATTTAGAAAAATTTGGTTCAGAAGCTAAAAAAGAAGTTGAAGAAATTACAAAAATCTCTTCAATGGATATAGTAGCAGACGCAAAAGCATTTGCACCAAAGAATTTAGGAAAGTTAGCGCAAAGTATTATTTTCACTAAAGTAGGTGATGCAGATTATAAAGTAGTAGTAAATTCACCTTATGGTGCTTATGTAGAATTTGGAACGGGTGCAAAGGTAAGAGTTCCGGCAGAATTACAAGATGTAGCATCACAGTTTAAAGGTAAAAAAGGCGGATCATTTGAACAAGGTTTACAAGGGATAAAAGATTGGTGCAAAAATAAAGGAATACCGGAAACCGCAGCATATCCAATTTTTATGAGTATATTGCGAAAAGGACAAGAACCTCAGCCGTATTTATATCCGGCATTTGTAAAAGGTAGAAAACAATATTTAAAAGATTTAAAAGAGTTATTAAAAAGGTTAACCAAAAAATATGATTAAGCAATTACCCGACAAATATATTAGAAAAGCAGTCTTTGACGCAGTGAATAACATTGTAGTTGATACTTTAACTATTCCAGCTTATGACAGTAGAGTAACAGGTAGTGTTATTCCTCAGCATTTTATTTTAATGACAACACAAACAAACCAGGTTAATCAAATGACTAAATGCGGAGATGTTTGGGAAAGTTCTATACTAATTGACATTGTAACAACTTACGACGGAAGCGGTAACACTGGAAGCCGTTTACTTGCTGATAATATTTTAGACGCAGTAAGAAACGCAACTAATAATTTAGTATTAGACGGTTCAAGTGGTTTAGTAATTCAAAAGCAAATACAAGATTTTCCTAATGATATTGTTACAATCACAGAAAACGAAAATATCTTTAGAAAATTAATGCGTTTAGAGTTAACTATAAATTAATTGTATTAAAACGAAAGTTTAAATAAATAATATTTATATTTGTACATATTAATATAAATATATAAAAATGAGTACTTTTATAAAAGGTGATGCTGTTATACTATCAATTTGGGATGGTTCAGCTTATGAGCCAATCGGATGTTTAACATCAAATTCTTTATCAGTTACTAGAAACGTAATTGAAGCACAAACTAAATGCGCTCCAGGAGAAATTACTAGAGTTGCCGGTTCTACAAGTTCAGAGGTTTCTTTTGAAGCTACTTACATTAAAACTGATGGAGGTAAAACAAACTTTGATTCTTTATTAAGTTTTATTAACGACGTAAGTGGTTCAACCCAATACTGGAAAATGTCAACTGACCAAATTACTCCGGTTGCTTATTAC